TGCAACATTTATTGGTGTTTTCTTAAATGGTATTGTTGCTTCAATAAACAATTTAGCGGCTTTATTATTTTTCTCTAAATTATTAATTTGAGATGCTAATTTACTATATTGTCTAAATGTTGCTATCTCAGCTTGTTCAACAGCGTATATTTTAGCCTTTTCAACCACTTCTGGATTGTTTTTTATATCTTCTAATGTATTTATACCATTCGCAGTTAAATACTCCTGTAAAGTGCTTTTAAATGCTTTTTTACTAAAGAACCAGTCCTCAGCTTCTAGAGCATTACTATTAAAGTCACTTAATTTTTCTAATGTTTTGCTTTTAAAGATTTGCTTTTTAGTTTCTAATGCTGTTTTTTCGTTATATTTATTTTCTCCAGTAATGATACCTTTCATTTCATCTGCTGTTTTATTAGCATAATTTTGAATTTCAGTACTTGCTTTTTTCCAAGTTTTAGTTTTGTTTTCAATAGGCAATACTGATTCTAATGTTCTTGCCATAGCATTTTTAACTTTAATTGTACCATTCATAGCAACATTAGATACTATATTTCTTATATGTGTCTTTGGATTTCCTAACATTGATAGATATCTCCAAGCATTTACTTTTTCACCAGTAGTAGTTTTCATTTGATTTGCTATATCTTGTTTAAATTGTTCTACTCTGTTATTTAAGTCTTGTTGGTCATAAGTTCCATCACTCTTATAAGCATCCAATATGTTTTTTGCCATCTTTGGTGTTATTTCTACATCTTTGAATGAATTTTCTCCACGAACTTTGGCTCTTTGTACTAATTTAGTGTACATTTTTAATTGACCTTCAGGAGTTAATTTTTGAATTATTGATAATGCTTGAGTAGCTTGTCCTAAATCAGTACCTACTATTGCTGTATCCATTATTAAGTCTTGTACTGTTTCTACATCTCCTCGTTTTGCTGCTTCTTGTATCATTCTTTGCATTAAAGCAACATCACTAGCACTTGGTAATTTTTCATCATTAATTAATTGTTTTACCTTATCTAATGATTTTTCATATCCTAATGCGTCTATTGTATTATTTGCTTTATCTAATGAACTTTTATTTGTTTGTACTACATAGTTAATTTTTTGTGGATCTAAATCTTCTATTAATACTTTACCTTTTAAAGTATCACTTTCTGTTAAAGTTTTTACTAAACCTCTACTCTTTGTAACATTATTTATTTCGTTTGCTATTTCACTAGCATTTGCTTGTTCTTTAACCATAGGTAATGTTTTTTTAGTTTTACCAGGTAATTTTGCTTCCTTAGTAGGTAGTTTTATATCATCTAATTTTGCATATTGTCCTTGTGTAGGATCTATCCATGCAACATCTTGAATAGGAACTTCTTTTGAATATACTTTACCATTTCCAGAATAACTTTCTGCTTCCATTTTAGAAGGTGATACAAATACACCATTTTCTATTGGATAAGAACTATATACTGTTATAGTTCCTTTTTTTATAGCATTTTCTATATCTTGCCTTGTTAAATCTGGATTAAATTCATCATATTCAATATAATCACTATCATTTAATGTTTCTTCTAATGTTTTAATATCATTTACATTTCTAATTCCTGTATGGTAATCATCTAGCATAGGATTAGAATTATTTATAATATCCATTTGTTTGGTTTTTAAAGAATTATCTTCATTTTTAACTATATAGTTTGATATATCTAATTCTTTTTGACCTTTTAAAGGTATTTTTACATCAGCATTGTCATCAAATAAATCATCTAATATTAACTTTTCAGCTGGTATATTAAACTCTAGTTTTTCAGTTCCTCTACCATCTGATTGAGATGCATTTTTAGATGTACTAAAAAATATATCTTGTTCATTAGACTTCATTTTACCTGTATTTCTTATTTTTTTAGCATTTTCGTTAGTTGTTTGATGATATAACCTAACATATCCATTAGAATCTACAGAAGCACCTACTGATTTTAATTCCTCTATTAAATCTTGTGCATCTAATAATTCATCCCCACTAACTCTTTGTTCCAAAGTTTTATTATCTTGTGAAAATGTAGCACTATTATCAGATAAATTATTTACTTTTGTCTCTAATTCACTAATTTGATTAGATATTTGAGGTAAATTTACTTTTTTATTCACTTCTTGTAGTTCTTGTTCTAAACCACTTATTTTAGTTTCATACTCTTGTTTTAGTTTATTATCAGTAGTTGCTTGTTGTTCTTGTTTTAATTCTTCTATATTATTAGAAATGCTTTGTTCAGTTCTTGTACCAGGTAGTTTTACTTCTTCTGATGTTTTTTGCTCTTTCAAAGGTGCTTTATTACCCACTTTATTTATAACAGCTTCTCCACCTTGCATTACTCCAGAAGTTAATGCACCTGCTACGAAGTCATCTAATAAAGTGTTGTAGCTACTAAAGTCTAATTTTTTCTTATATACACTTTGTACGAACGGATCTAGTAAAGTTGCTGCAACTTCTTCTAAACCTTCTGCTGTCATTGCAATTCCTATTTCAGCAGCTTTTTTAGCAACTTTATTTTTAATTTGGTCTGTTAATAATTTAGATACAGTTTCATCTAAAGCACCTTTACCAAATGCTGCACCTAAACCACCATACATTATTTCTGTTGCAGTTTCTTTTGCACCATTTAATACACCATAAGTTATAGCTTCACCTTCTGTTGCACCGTCTTTTAATGCCTCTGTATAACTATTTCCTGCTACACCTAAAAACATTGCTTTTGATGTTGGTTGGTTTATATTTTTTGCAATTGTATTAAACACTTTTGATTTTGTGTTTGTAGGTAGTCCTTTATCAGTAAATCCCATACTTTTACCTACTGATATAGAACCTAAAACTTGACCAACACCTTGTGCTATTTCTCTAGAATAAGGAATTTTATCTGCAACACTATCTTCAGAGAATTTTTTAGTTCCAATTTCTCCTATTGTTTTAGCAACATCGTTGCTAGTCATATTTTCACCTATTTGGTATAATGGATTGTTTTCATAATTAGCAGCATCTTCACCAAATATAAATTTACCTACTGGATTATCAACTATTTTAGATGTTAATTTACCTGCTGCTTTAAGGCCTGCAGCTCCCAAATCTGCCATGCCTTCCCAAGCACCACCAAACCCAGTAATAAAATCACTACTTAAATCACCTATTGTAGCACCTGCTCTTTTTACTAAATCCATACTTGTTGGTATTTTAGAAGTATCTACATTAGGTTTTTCATATGTTTTCATTAATGTATTTACATCAGTATATGTAGGTATATTATTTCTAGATAGTGGATCAATAGAAGGAATATTTTTCTTAGTTTCTACTGATACACTTTGTTCTCTAGGTTTTGTTTCAGTTTTTCTTTCATTAAGAGGTGTATATGTCATACCTTCAATTTCTTTTAAGATATCTTCATATTTTACCTTCTTCATAAATATTCCTCCTAACTTAAGCCATAGGCTCTTTTAATTTTATTAGCATCATCTTGATTAATTTTTTTACTGTTTAAACCGTTTGTAAGCATTTGTGCTAATTCTTCTTTTGTTAATTGTTTAGCTCCAAAAGTTGTTTCATACCATGAATTTGCCTTTTTAGATGACAAATATGGACTATAATTAGCACTTAATTTTCCATAAACAAATGGTGTTGTTTTACCACTTGAACTATTACTTGTTTCTAAATTATCAGTTAAGTATGTATCAGAATTATCAGTTAAGTATGTATCAGAATTGTCTGTTAAGTATGTACCACTACCAGAAGAATTTGCTTTAGATAAAGCATATTGTCTTTCCCATCTAGCATCTTCTATAGCATCTCTTTGTTTTTGATATGCCATTTGAGCTTCCCATTGTCTTATTGCCTCTTGTCTAGCTTTTTCATTTTGAATATTTTGATATTCTGTTTGGTATCTATTAAAGTAATCAGTATCTATATTTCTACCAGTATTGAATTGGTTTTGTTGATACTCACCTTTTTTATTGTAATAACTTTCACTATATTGTAATTGTAATTCCAATTTTCTTAGTGCATTTTGAGCTTTGCTTACATCATTGTTTAATCTTGCTGCATTTATATCATTATCATATTGTGTAATAGCATCTTGCAATACTTTATTTGCACTTGCTAATCTATTTTGATAAGTATTAAAACCACCTAATTTTGCAGTTTCACTTACACCTGATGTTGCTAAACCTTGACTTGCTAAACTTTCAGCTTGTTTTCCATAAGGGTTTATATAGGCATTATAGTCATTTCTAGCCTTGCTTTGTTCTGCACGAGCATTTTGTCTAGCAATATCTTTTTGTTGTTCTATAAGGTTAGTACTATATTCTAATTGCTTATTTAATATGTCATTTTGTGTTGTTTCATATTGGTTAGCATAATTTTGTTGTTGATTATATAAATTTTGTGCATCACTTAATAATCCACTATATAAAGCATCATTTTTTTCTAGTTGTGCTTGTTTTTGTGCTTCTATATTAGTTAATCTTTCATCCATTAATAATTCCTCCTATCTTTTTATATATCCAGCCACAAAACCTTGTAAAGTACATGAGAATATACCAAACGGTTTAGTAGAACTGAATTTAATCTGAATGTTTTTGAACTTCTTATCTTTTATTCTATATGCTATATAACCTTTTTCATCATTAAATATTTTCTTTTCTTTTAATGTTCCATCTACAATAGTATCTACATGTAATGAATCATTATTCATAACTATTAAATTGGCAACATTTCCTCTTTTATTTGTTGTTTTCGTATATTCTGGATAATCAAAATCATCTTTTGCAGTTGTCCATACACTTTGGATATCATAATGTCCTACTGGTTGACCACCTATTTCATCAGTTGTTTCATCTATTATACCATTTAATTTATAAATATCTCCTTTTTCATTACCTAAGTATAAATTACCGCGATATTCTTTAATAAATGTTATTGAATTTGGCAATTCCCAATAAAACCACTCATATTCAGTACTATTTATATTTGACCTAGCCATTGACCTACTATCTGCTAAATATACCTTAGAACCTATTAAACACATTAAATAGCCTTTATATTCTGCTAATTTTACGTTTTTATATCCACTTTCTTGTAACATTTTTGCATCTACAAAACTACTTCTATGTTGTAATATTTGTTCACTATATAATGCTGTGTTTTGTATTCCCTCTAAACCTTTATTTGAAAAGAATACTACATCATCATTAAAGTTAATTCCTGTTGATACACAACCTAGACTTATAGAACCATTTACACTTGGATAAATCTTACCATAAGTAGAATCATAAGTTGGTGTCATATAATATAAACTACTTGCATTTTGATTCATTTCTTTAATTACCCATAATACATTGTTTCCAGGTACTATTGCTTTTATCAATGAATTATCTAGTCCACATTCATAATATGCAGTATCTCTTACATATCTAGGATCATTTAATTCAGTATGGAATACTGCACCAGGATAATCTGGATTACCACTAAAGAATATTCTATTATCTAATTCAGCTATTAAAGTACAATTTAATATTCTTTCTTTGTAATTAGGTACTGTTTTACTAAATATTATTATTACTTCTGCATCTTTTGTTGGTGCTGTACCAAATGTTATAGTTCCATTAGTTCTATTTGCTGTGAAATCTATATTTTCTATTTTTGCTACTCCACCAACACTAGCAGTTATTAATCCACTTGAAGCTGCACTATCTAATCCTTGTGTGTCTAACACATAAAGTGTTGAAATACCATCTCCTATAAATACATTTTTTCTTTTACCAGTTAAGCAGTTTACATCTTGGTATACTAAATCTGTGTCGGTTGCCTCATCTATACTTGTTGAACCATCTGGATTCTTTACATAAGAAGTTTGTGGTATAGTTCCTTCTACTTCTGCACAAGTTGTTCCATCATATTCTAAATAATTAACACCATCTACAATAAATAGTTTTTTATTAAATACAAATGATTTACTTTCAATTATATTCATACCACTAAACAATTCAGTAGTAGTTGCTGGTGTAGTAGGATAATTAGTCCATCTTAACAACTTAGTACCACTATGTATTAAAACATGTGTAGTATTGTTTATTTCATAGAAAAATAGACCTAATATTTTGTTGTTGAAATTATCTAACAACTCCATACCAGGTCTTGTTTGAATGCTATCGTTGTCCTCATAATTTTTCCACATATTTTTAGCATTTGGGCTGCGAAACAATGATACTTTGTTATTAGAAAAATCAACTCCTCTAAAATTGCCATATTTCCTTGTTATTAAATCAGTTAAACTTGACATTAAATATCAACTCCTCCATCAATATAAATCATTCCAGATGTTTTTCTTGTATCAATAGAGTTTTTTCTTGATTCGTATTCTTCTCTAAAATATCTACCATATCCACTTATCATATCCATTTTAAGTAAATCTGCTGCAATTCCATAAGGCATTATTTCTAATAGTACAGGATCTAATTCAAATTCAAATGATTCATCATAGTCTATTTCAGTTTCTTCTGGGTTTAATTCTACTTCTGTTGGTATTTTGTAATAATAAATATCTATTGTTCCTTCATAATCATCATCTAACAATATTGTGTTTTCATCAGGCATTGTGTAATTGCCTTCAGGTGTCAATATAATATTTTTAATTTGATAGCAATTTTCTACATCTTCATTTACTACTATTTCTTTAGAAGTGATAGAAGTTATTTCTTTAGTAAATTTAGCATTTATTTTACGATATTTCATTAAATCCATTTGTATTTGGTTTACAACACCATTTATTTTATTTAAAACATCTTCATCTTCTGCTAGTCCTGTTACTTCAGGATAATATTCTTCAATTAGACTAAATGTCTTTTGTTTCATATCTTTTAATGTCATATTATACCTCCTTTGGATTCATATCTGTATTATCTTTGTAAATATCTTTTATTTCTTTAATTTCTTTTTCTAAATCTTTTATTTTATATACTGCTACATTTGGTATTATGTAACCATCTAACTCGTTCCAAATTAATATAGTACCTTCTGGTATTTCTTGTGTTAAAACACTATTTTCAGTACTTTTTATATTATTGTATTCATTTTCTCTTTTAATTTCAGTAGTAAGTACTAAATCTTTTAATGTTTGATGAACTGTTTTA